AGCGTCAAGCAGCACGCTTTCCTATGGCTGGAGTGCCTGGAAGCCCTATATGGCGGCGCAGCGGGCGGGGGGAAGTCAGACGCGCTTCTAATGGCCGCTCTACAGTACGTAGACGTGCCCGGTTACTCAGCGCTGTTGCTACGTCGTACATTTCCTGAACTTAAGCAGTCAGATTCTCTCATACCACGCGCCGAGGAGTGGTTGCGTAACACCGATGCAAAATGGAATGATAACGATCGCCAGTGGAAGTTTCCCTCGGGTGCCACATTATCATTCGGGTACATGCGTAATGATGCAGATAAGCATCGATACCAGTCTGCCGCATTCCAGTTCATTGGCTTTGATGAGCTTACAACATTCACACGCGAGCAGTACACCTATCTACTATCACGGTTGCGGCGTCCTGCAGATGTAGGAGATGATAACCCCTTGGCTAAGGTTCCATTAAGATTTCGTGGGGCTACAAACCCCGGCGGTCTAGGTCACGTTTGGGTTAAGAATCGTTTCATTAAGCGTACCGACAAACCTCCTGCGGATTACAGAGAACGTGTGTTTATCCCGTCGGGGCTAGCCGACAACCCCTACATTGATAAAGAGTCATACGAACGCGGCCTCATGGAGCTTGATGAGGATACCCGCGAACAACTTCTTAATGGTAGCTGGGAGGCACGGCCCCCAGGTGAATTCGTTATCCCCGACCAAACGTGGATTGACGCCGCTGTGAACCTTGGGGCAGAAATGGCCGAGATAGGCGTTGCCGAGCCGCCCGAGGGGTCTCACTATGCATTCGGTATTGATTGGGGAGAGCGTACCGCCGCTTACATTATCTGGCCTCTAAAGAAAGGCGGGGTATACATACCACCTAGCGAGGTTCTAGGGGAGCATGAGGACCCCGTATCTGTAACCGAACGTATCCTAGACCGAGCCACCAAACTAAAGATCCCCGTAGCCGTAGCCCGTTACGACGCAGCGGGCATACAGAGCATGCGTAGCTTTGCCGCTACGGCACGTAAGACGCCCGGCTGGGAGCGTCTACGTACACAGAAGGTAGCCTTCGCTAAGTATAAGCGGGAGACTATGATGTACGAGCGCATCTTGTTCAAATACACAGCCGAGGGTAAGTCATCTCGTATAATTGCCATCCACCCAAGCAACGAACAACTTATCACCCAGCTGAAGTCATGGAAATTCAAGAAGGTGGCGGATCGGCCCACTGATGATGTAGAAAAGATCGATGACCACTCCCCAGATGCACTGATAGCCGGTATCGCGCCAATCGCTGCAAAGCATCGTGCAGATATAAAAGCGTTACTACTGAAAGCAAAGGAAAAAAAGAATGACAGTGCAGCTGATTAGATACCGGTTAGCCAACGCCGTACCGCGCGTCCCGGCTGAGATTGAATACGAAGAAGGTAAAGTATTCAACGTACGTACGGCTGCACGGGCAGACACCCCGCAGTCTAAAGTGGTGGGAGACGGCACCTTCGCTGTAGACGGCGAAAAAGAAAAAGAACTCGTCAAAGCCCTAGATAAATCCCCCACTGTGTATCGTGCGGGTGGGGAAGCGCCCGGTTCGGCCGGAGAGAGTTTCGACTAACTAACGTAGTATTGAAAGGATAGCGCAATGGCTCTTATTAGTGCATCAACAGGTAAAACGCTTCTTAAAACGGAAGAAAAGAAACTATTCGGTTTAGAAGATAAATCAGCGGAAACTGGCGAGAAGCGAACGATTAAGCTGAAGGGCATCAACTGTTCGGCTAAAGTTAAAGGCGTGCTTCTCTTCCTTGACGGTAAAGAAGGTAAAGTAATCGCTTCAGTATGGCTGGCTAATGAAGCAACGTCCAGTCAGATGTTCGCTAGCGCGGGTGCCCCTGAAGGTATTGAGATTTCCACAGGAGAACTTTATGTGGAAGCCGTGACAGCTTCTTGTGAAGCATACGCTACCGCGTATATCGAAGAGTAATGATATGCGGGTTCGGCAACGACGTAAGTGCCTACGGTGGCAGCCCGCCGTCTCCTTCCTAGAAATGAGTATCCTTAATGGCCGAATCTGACCACGCTCTATCAGCCCAAGATGCCCAGACTGCTAACGTCCGCGTAGGCGGCGTTGAGAGTCGGCTATCAGCATCCGACCGTCTAGCAGAGGTAGAAGCCCAGCTTGCAGCCCATGTTGCGATCTTTAAGGAGCGCGAGAAGGCGGAGCAACAGGCCCAGGTAGAGCGTCAGCTTGCCGCCGCCGCCGTACAACAAGCACTGCAAGAGGCAGCCAGTGCATCTGCTAAGGCATTGGAAGCTGCATTGAAGAATGCCGATGAGTTGGAGAAGGAGCGAGTGGCTCGTGTACGTGATGAGGTGAAGGAGGTAAAGGCGTCTGCCGACTTAGCCGTTCGTGCTGCGGGTGTAGCGCAAGACAAGTTCGAGACAGGTGTTAAGGAACGCTTCTCGCAAGTTAACGAGTTTCGTGGTTCTCTCGATGACCTTGGTAAATCTATGGGCACGCGCCGCGAACTAGAAACTCTGCGTGACTCGATCAAGGTGGCAACAGACTCACTAGGTCGAGAAGTTGGTGAGCTACGCAGCCGGATCGATATCGGCCCAAAAGACTTGCGGGCGCTACAAAGTCGTTCTGAGCAATTGTCAGGGAGACAAGAACGCGGTAAAGAGATAACGGCGTACATATTCTCTGCAGTAACCGTGGTGGTATCCCTTACCGCAGTTCTAGTAACTCTACTCACACACTAATGTTAGTATTAATCACGCCCCTCGACCCGCTCCATAATGATGGCTATCAGTTCTGGAGCGGTATCGGCTCAGGCTCTCCGCTACTTGTGGCAGTTGCAATCTTTTGGAGGCATCACAACTGCCACGTGCATAAGTGTTGGAGATTGGCGTGGCACCCGCATCCCGTACACGGGCACCCAGTATGTAGAAAGCATCACCCGGACAGTAAAAAGATAGGGGCAAACAATGAATGAGGATAAGCTAAAGGCGCTATTCACTTTATGGCAGAAACGCCTAGGTTTAGGTGAATGGGATATAACGATTAACGTTATGGAGTTTGAGCCCGCGTCTAACGTAATGCGTTGTAGTCAGGCTACAAACTATAACGTTGCCGTAATCAAAGTACAGCCTTGGGTTCTAACAGCAAACCCTCCCGAAGACTACTTAGGGGGCGAAGTAAAGATAACAACGCAAAGTATTGAGAAGGGTGTAGTCCATGAGCTTCTTCACTGTTCACTAAAACGGTTACTTTATTGGGAAGATATGCTAGATGGTCAGCTCCATAGGGATGCGACGACAATACTTGAGAAGGCATACGATCAAGCCCTAGAGGCCAGCGTAGACCACCTGGCTGTATCACTAGTGAAGTCGTTTGGGCAACCACAGAAAGGGGCAAAGAAGTGAATGAACAAACTACACAATTAGAGGTTGTAACGTTCTACGAGGGCGTTAAGGGGCACATTGAGCGCCACGCCAAGCGGGAGGCCCAGAAGGGCGGTTATGAGGCTGTGGGATTGGTTGCCGCACGCGCCGACGAGGCCACCATTAGCTCGGCCATGGAACTCCACAACCACTCGTCATCTCCACAGCAAACCTTCTTCGTAGAACCGTGGGAGCAGTTTAGGGCGCAACGTGCTTTAGAAGAGGCGGGCTTTGAGCTACGCGGTATTTACCACAGCCACCCAACCGGTGAAGCAGAACCTAGCAACTCAGATCACGAGATGGCTAGAGCCAAAGAGGTGATGCTTATATATAGCGTGACTTTCGAGGAGCTTCATGGTTGGCGTGAGAAGGAAGGCTCATTAGTGCCTATACAGCTAGAGTTTGTGGACCCAGAAGAGTAGCCATTACATAGACCAATCTCGAGCGAGCGTTAGGACACTGTAGCTATAAGAGCCTACGTTAATCGTGGTAGTATCGTCAAGGAGGAATCACATGCCGACCAACATACACTTAGATGGATACAACGCAAGCGTAGAAGATATCCCACCGTTGCCGCAGACGGATGGAAAGCCCGGTAAGGCGTTAATCTTCGAAGATACTAACGGAAGCGGCAACCGCGTTACATGGCTCGTTGGCGATGACGAGGCCGATGAACTTGCCAAGGTGCTAGCCAAACCCTCATCCGTAGAGGTACCGACATCGGCTGAGGTTAGAGACTTTAGCAAGAAGAACGGTAAGGCAACGTAGATGGGCATCGAGGACGCAGACACCCTGCAAGAAATGATCGAGAAAGCTGATAGCTGGCCGGTGTGGAGTGCAGATCGCGCTGGCGGCGTGACCACGGGGACGTATGCACAGGCTGGCATGTATGGTCAAAGCCTGCGCGATATTGCCTTCTGGGTAGCCTTACGTGAGTCTGACCGCAAAGCCATTCGGTCGTTAATGGGGTGGCCAGAGGACCGCCCGCTTAGGATAGATCCACTACCCGAACGTGTTGGCGAGGCTTTCAGCGACCTACTGTATTCTGAGGACCCCGAGTTCACGGCACCCAACGACGGAGACCAGAAAAAGCTGGACGAAGCTGTGGAGGCTAACTACCTACCAGAACAACTTCGTCGTTGGTCCGACCAAAGCGTTACCGAGGGTGAGGTATGGTGGCGTACGTATGTAGACCTAGACCAAAGCGAATGGCCCATCATAGAAGCACACTCTCGGCTAGATGTGATCCCGCTCTTCTACGGTAGGCGCATCAAGGCCATCGGCTTCATATCAGATATCCTGTCCCAAGAAATACACTTTGAAAAGCAGTTGATAATTAAGATATGGCGGCAGATTGAGATACAGACCGAAGGCTACGTACGCAACCTCTTGTACGAGGGCACCGTCGGCGCACTAGGGGGGCTTCGTCCATTAGGTAGTGACCCATTGGGCGAGACGGCGGGGTTGCCTGAGGAGTGGGATCACGGCCTTGAAATGATGCTGGCGGGCCGCGTGCCTAACAAGCTTGGCCGTGATTTCCGGTTAGGTATATCCCAGTTGCAAGGCGTGAAGGACCTAATCATGGACCTTAACGAGTCCCGCACCATCATGGCCGAGAATGCCCGCAACACGGCAAAGGCTCGGATGGTAGTCAGCGCCGACCAGCTAGATGAGATGGGCCAGTTTGACGCGGGCAAAGACGTGGTTATCAAGCCGCCTGTGGACGACTCACTAGAAGAGGGCCAGCAAAAGGGCACGTTCGCCGTTCTGGAGTATACCTTCCAAGCTCAGCAGCTTCTAGCTCATATCAACGACCTTACTACCACCATCCTCACGCGCTGTGGACTAGCCGAGCAGTTCGTCCAGGGCGGTCGTGGCGGGGAGGGCCAAGCATTCACGGGCACCGCGCTGCGTACTCGTCTTATCCCTACTACGTTAGCTGCGGCGGGCAAGGGTAAGTTCTGGGATAAAGAGGTACCCAAGATGCTAAAGGCTCTTGCGTGCGTCGCAAACCTACCTACAGAGGAGGGCGGCTGCGGTCAAAGCTTTGGCGACCCCGAAGGCAAATTCGTCCAGAAGCGTGGTAACGTACTGCCACAAGACGAGAACGAAGAGACACAGCGACACGTGATGGCTGTTCAAGGCGAGGTAGAATCGATCGATAATGCGGTTCGTGAAATGCACCCAGAGTGGACCGAGGAAGAAGTTGAAGATGAGGTTAAGCAGATTAAAAAGGACCACGAAGTGGCTGCCGTAGTTCACGATCCCAATCAGCCCCCGGGAGGACCAGAGGGCGTAGCGGACGCGCCGCCTAAGCCGGGGACACAAACTGCTGACCTGCGGGACGCCGCAGGCACCAGACAGCCTGGGACTAAATCCGGTACCAAAGGACAGTCACCAGGCAAGACCCCCGCTGTGAATACTTCTGGGGGATCAAAGTGAGAAAGGAGGTGAGAAATGGCCGTTACTGCGAGGTTCAAGGTATCTCGCGTCACCCCGATGGGGGACGAGAAAGAGCCTTGGGCATACGAGGTAGAGATGACTCCAGACTACGCCGAAGGGCGCAACAAGGATTGGTCAAAGGCCACGCCATCAGGCGTGTGTCGCATGACCATTACCAACTTCGCTGCGGTAGATTATCTATCGCTAGGCAAGAACTTGGAGTTTGTTATCTCTCAAGTATCGGAGTAACGGGTATGGCGAGTGTAAGGGTGTCCGGAGCCGCCGTGGCCGTTTCTTGCCTCACGAGGGTGCCGCAGCCTCAATCCTGCGGTATGCCGACGTCAGCTAGGCGCGGGCGTGACTTCCCGTTACAATCGAGTGCTGGCACAGGAGTAACTAATGCCTAAGAATCACCAAGAAATGCGAGAGCAGTATCGGCTGTGGTTGGCACAGCGTTACGTGCCCATCATGGGCGGCGATGACGATGATGACAACGACTCTGGCGGTGATCAGAAAGATGATGACACCACAGACGATAATGCCGACGATAAAGATGATGACGATAGTAACACGGATAGTACAGACGATGATGACGATGGGGATAGTGACGGTACTACCGCACTGGCAACCCTGACCAAGAAAGTTAAAGAGCTGGAAATCAAGCTCAGTAAGTCTGACGCAGCCGTCGTTCGGGCTAAGAAAGAAGCCGCAGACGCCAAGGCCGAGCACGCCGAGAAGACCGGTGATTGGAAACGCCTTGCTAGTGAACGTGAGACCCAGCTCAAAGATGCTAACGACGACCTTGGTAAATTGACGGAGGAGCGCGACTCAGCTGTGAAAGACCTAGAGTCTTTCCAGAAGCAGGTGCGTGTAGTCCGTATTGCCCAGAAACTTGGGTTCAAGGACCCCGAAGATGCACAGGCACAGTTAGAATCTCAAGAGCGCAAACTGCGCGCAGCCGGTGAGGAGCCCGACCTTATGGGTGACGATGCTACCACTGAGCGCACGCTTCGTAAATTGGGCGAAGATAAGAAGTACCTCGTGGACCAGAAACGCCGCACGGGTGGCCCCATGAACGGCAACCGTGAAAGCGGCAGCCTGTCCATGGAGCAAGTAAAGGCTATGAGCACCGAGGAAGTTATCTCCCGTAAAAAAGAGGTTGATGCTTTCTTGGCCAGTCAAGGTAGCACCGGATAAACGATACCGAAAGGCTGTAAATTGAAAACCGATTATCGACACACACATGAGGAGGTGGAAGTCGCTCGAATCTCTAAGGAGTTGTTAGAGGAGCTTAGCTACGACGAGCTTAGAGACAGTTACCTGGCAACGCATGATATGCTGCTGGGTGGTTCGATCGATAACTTCATCCCCACGATCTGGTCGGCCAACATTCTGGTCGCACTCCAGAAGGCGTTGGTTTACGCCCAGCCGAATATCGTCAACCGGGACTACGAGGGTGAGATCAGTGATGTCGGTAATACGGTTCTGATCAACTCCATCGGAGACCCGACGATCTTCGACTACACCAAGAACACGGATATGCCTCCGCCGGAGACATTGACCGGTTCGCAGAAGAGCCTTACCATCACGCAGGCCAAGGCTTTCAACTTCCAGGTCGATGACGTGGATAAGAAGCAGGCTAAGCCGGAAGTGATGTCTACGGCTCTTGCCCGTGTTGGCTACCGCCTGGCGGACGTTGAGGATCAGTACCTCGCCGCCACGCTGTATGCGGGGGCCACGCAGAACTCAATTGGCACGCTCGCGTCGCCGATTGTGGCACCGACGCCTACCGCCGGTTCCTCGGGTGCTTACGAGCAGCTTGTGGATCTTGGCGTGAAGCTGGATGAGAATAACGTTCCTACCGATGGCCGTTGGGTTGTGGTTCCGCCGTGGTATCACGGCGTGCTTACCAAGGACTCGCGCTTCGTATCATTCGCGGCTATCGATGTTCTGTACAACCGTCAGGTTGGTCAGGCTGCCGGGTTCGGTGTGCTCGTCTCAAACAACACGCCTGCCGTTGCCGCGCCGGAAGGTGCAGCTAACAGCACGACTCGTAACATCGTTATCGCGGGTCACCAGATGGCAGGTACGGTTGCCGAACAGATCAACCAAGTAGAGGCATTCCGTCCCGAGCGTCGTTTCGGTGACGCGGTCAAGGGTCTGCACCTGTACGGTGCCGCCGTGATCCGTCCGGAAGCTATTGCTATCCTCTACGCAACGCGCTCGTAGAAAGGTAAGAGAATATGGCGTATCTTAAGAAAATCGATACGGGCGCTGTAACCGAGAATCTCGATGAGGAGTCGGTTGCATACCAAACGCTCGTAAAAATGCGGTTCGCTGCCGCCACCAAAATCTCCGGCTCGGGTGGGTTCGGTGCCGGTTCTGGTGGAGAATACACCGCAGCGGCCGGTGAACCCATCTGGGAGGCCATCGCTGGGCAGGATGCAGGTTTTCCTGACCCGACGGGTGGCCGTGTAGGTGTCGTGTTACTAGGCTCTATTGCCGCTGGCTCAGACGAGACATCAGATGACGAATTTGAGCCTCCGGTGACGGGTAAAATCACCGCCGCCGCGTGGGTCCCGCTTACCACTGTGGAAAAAAACGGCACCAACTACCGCACCATCACTCTGTATGAGTGGCGTAACAAAGAAAAAGTCTTAACGGAAACGGCTCCACAGGAAAAAGTAGTCCTGGCTAAAATCGAAACCAAAACGGCTTCTGCCACTGGTCTCGTTGCAAACGCCATGACTGTGGAATCAGGTGCGGAAATTAAGGGTGGCACGACCGGCGAGCCTAGCTCGCTTCAGGTCGAAAGTAAACATACGGCGGGCGGTGTCGCTGACCCCGGTGGCCTCGTATACGTCGTCTACACTCGGGTATAGGAAAGGGGGGAATATATGAAAACCATGAGAAATAAGACCACCGGCGAGTTCCGGGACGTGGATGAGTCTGAGTTTAAGGACTTAGTCCAGGAGGTTACACCGGATGGCTTCCCCCGTTGGGAGCAGACCAGCTACCCGCACCGTGACGCGGTCGAAGACCGTGCTACGTACGGTGAGCTTCTAGAAGAGGACCTTGGTAAGGACGCCAAGGAGCTTCTGAAACATGAGGCACTAGTCCTAGATGCTGAAGGAGTTGGCCCTGAGCACAACCCTCACTTGCAGTTAAGTCCTGGTGAGATTGAGGAAGGGCTTACCCCAGAGGATAAGTTGGAGCAGCTTCGCCAGCAGTACGCTTCATCTGTCCCACGGCGTGAGGAGATTATGGCTAAGTCCGCAGAGAAGATCGTGGGCCAGGAGCCTAAGTCTCGTCGTAGTTCAGTTCCGACCAAGGGTCTTAAGGCGCGTGCCGGTGGCTCGGACGATCGAGTTAACGTTCCTAAGGCAGACGCGAGCGATAAGTCGCAGGCGGAGGCGGCAGCCGCTCCTGAGTCGGACAGTGGTGAGGAGTAATCGTGGCCCCTAAGAACGGGCCGGTGAACTTCGGCGGGCTGGGGCCAGGAAAACCCCAGCCTGCTACACCCGCCGTTAAACAGAAACCCACACCCAAAAAGGGTCCGGGGCTTAGTCTCAAAAATAATCCGACCATCGCCAAGAAAATCTAGATGTACGGGCCAAGCCGCAGAGAAGAGCAGGTATCACTCCGT